CTGAAACTGGTCAAGATGAAGGACAATCAACTGATGGTGTAAAATTAAGCGTAGGTTTAGGAACAGGAAATGATGAAAGCACTTCAGGATATTTACAATTATTTCAACCATCCTCTACAACTTTCGTAAAACATTTTATGAGTGTTTTTCCAATTGTTCACCACGTTGAATATAGTTATAATTGGTATAAAACTGGTTATGTAAATGTTACTGCTGCAGTAGATGGTGTACAATTTGTAATGTCTAGTGGTAATATAGATGCTGGCGTTATAAAATTATACGGAGTGGGGCCGAAACAATCATGATCATAGGTGGACCAGCATTAACAAAATACAACGATAGGACTCTTAGAAATTTAACTACAGCTCCTGCAGCAGCAGGAAGTTCTCCGGGTGTATTACAACATATTAAAACTGTTACAGCTTCTAGTTCAGCAACTATTAGTTTTGTTAATGGTACAGATAATGTTGTATTAGATGGCACATATCCTATTTATAAAGTTGAAATAATAAATGCTCATCCATCAGCAGAACAAAAATTTTATGTTAATTTTAGAGATGGTGGGACAGACTATGATGCAAATAAAACTACTACAAATTTTAGAGCATACCATTTTGAAAGAGATAATACTGGTGATGCTGGTCTAGGTTATCAAGATGGTTTAGATTTAGCAGAATCAACTGGATTTCAAATGATTGGTCAAGAGATAGCAACAGATAATGACGCTAGTGGTTGTGGAGAATTATATTTATTTAACCCTGCATCTACTACGTTTGTAAAACATTTTTTAGTTCATTTTGAACATATGTACACAAACTCTGCACCTGGGCCAATTGATAACTATACGGCTGGTTATTGCAATACAACAACAGCCATTGATGGTATACAATTTAAATTTAATTCAGGTAATATAGATGCTGGCACATTTAAATTATATGGGATAAAGGATAGTTAATGACATTACCAACTTCAGGATTAATTACAATAAATGACCGAGGAGCTAGAACAGCTACTACTTTTGGATCTGTTGAAGCTGGTGGTGGTAAC